GCTCAACGACGACATCGGCGGGCGATTCCAGACGTTCGAATGGGAGGACCCGACGACGGGATTTACCGAAACCTTGCGACTCATCACGCCGATCTCCTTCTCAAAAGTAGGGCCTGACACATGGAAAGCATCGGCCACCGTTGAGGAGGTCTTCGCGTGACCGACGATCTTTCCTCATCGTGGTATGTCGCCAAGAATCGACGCTACTCCCTTAACGGGTTCTCGTGGCTGTTTCGATGCGATCTTGACGGAACATACGGCCTCTTCCTCGCGGGCGCAGACGCGGACATCTCATATGGTGGAAAGACCTACACCGCCTTCCCGATCGGGTGCAGCGGGTTCGAGACGCAGGCGGACGGCTCTCTTCCGTCTCCGCAGATCATCGTCTCCAACGTCACGCGGCAGGTCGCGGAACAGCTGGAGTACGGCAACATCCTAGACCGGACGTGCCAGATCTACCTCTACTCGCACGAAACCGCGTCGGTGATCGACAAGGGCCTTTGGCGGGTGGTTAAGGCGACGCTGACGCTGGAGGTCGCCACGTTCTCGCTCGCGTCGTACGGCCTCATGGATGCGCAGGTGCCATGCCGTCGTCAGGAGCGCGGGCGATGCGATTACGTCTACGGCGGGCCGGAATGTCGGTACCTTACGACGCTGCCCAACCTTGTAAGCGGAACGTACCCCTCCTTTGACGGCACAACGTGTGACCTGACGCTCGACGGCGCGAACGGTTGCCGAGCGCACGGGGCGAACGAAGTGGCCAACGGAAAGCCACGGCTTCACCCGTTGCTCTTCGGCGGCTTCCCCGGAATCCCGAAGGGGCCAGCCCGTGTCTGATCGTCTGAATCCATCTGTCTACGAGAAGCACCTAGGCCGACCGTGGTCGGAGATCGACTGTTACGGACTCGCCCGAGCAATCCTCGAAGAGACAGGGCTGACGCTGCCCCTCGATCCGATCTCGCTCCTGACTGGTCCAGATGCGGTGACGGTTCAGCCCGAGAACGTTCGACCGCTCGATCTTGTCCTAATGTCAGACCGCGTGCCCGGAATCATCGACCATATCGGGGTAGCGATCGGAGACGGCAAGTTCATTCACTCGCACCGGACGGCGGGGGTCATTATCCAATCCCTCGGAGCGGCGCTGCGGTCAAAGTACGTCGTCCGGATTGCCCGCATTGGTGACGCAACGTGGCCGGAACTGATCTTCGCACCCGAGAAGGGCTGGCGCAGGGTCACCGTCACCGATCCATTCGCGGCTACGGTTCGAATGATCAACGACCTTCCCATCAAGGCAGGCGCTACGGTCGCAAGCGAAATGCCCGAGTGGGCAAACGTCGCCCTCGATGCGCACGGAGTCGTCAAGGACACATCGCGCCCGATCATTCCCGGCGACGTCATCTGCTACACCGCGACACCGGGCGACGCGGCGACCCTCACAAGCCTTGCCATCGGTCTCGCGATGCAGGCCGTTGGTTATGCAATCGCCAACCTCATCGCGCCGGGCACCGCACCAGCCGAACTCAGCACGCCTACATTCGACCTTCAGGGCTTGCGAAATACCTCCGTGGTAGGTGCCGCTCAGCCGATCGTCTACGGTGAGCATAAGGTAGCGGGGAACATCATCTCGGCGTTCCAGAAGATCGACGCCGACGGGCGCGCCTCCCTCTGGATGCTCATATTCCTCTCGCGCGGGCCCATCGAATCCATCGGCGGGCTGACGACCGACCAGAACGGGCTAACGGGCGCGGCGATTCCGTCTTCGATCCAGATCGACGGCAACCCTGCCTCCTCCTATAACTGCGAGGTCTATACGCGGCTTGGCACCATCGGTCAGGAACCCATCGACGGATTCCGCGACACGACGACCGCCATCAGCTACGACGTGACGCTCCTTCAATCGACGCCTTTCGTCCATGTTTGCTCTCAGGCGGTCGAGAAGGTCGACGTTCAGATCTCATTCCCGCTTGGTCTCTACGACCTCGACAACGGCGTGCCGACGACGTGGGACGTCTCGTTCCGCTACCGCTACCGATTGACGGGCACGACGACATGGAGCTCCTACGGCACCTATCAGGCGGTCGCGGCGCGAAGGTCGCCAACAATTCGCCAGTTCACGGTTGCTTTCCCGACCATCGGCGTCTACGAGGTCGAGATCGAGCGCACCAACCGCCCGTGGCCTGAAACGGGCACAGATCGAGAGTCGAAGTCCGTCCTCTACGCAATCAACGAAATCACGACCGACCAGCTTTCGTACCCGGGCAAGGCGCTTCTCGGCATCAAGATCACCGCGAGCGAGCAGCTGTCCGGAGCGCTGCCTACCATCACGGCGACGGTAAAGGGCCGCAAGGTCTGGGTATGGGACGGAGTATCCGAGACCTCCCCGACGTTTGGCGCGGCTCCCGTCTGGACGGACAACCCGGCATGGTGTGCCCTCGATCTCTTGCTGTCGAAGGAATACGGCATGGGTCGCGGCGCGCGCGTGACCCTCGACAACATCGACCTCCAGTCCTTTGACGACTGGGCCGACTACGCGGATTCGGAGCCAGAAACCGGAGCCGGCAAACGTGCGACGCTTAACCTCGTCGTGGATCAAGTCCAAAGCGGATGGGAGCTGGTCTCCGGAATCGCCCGCTCCTCATTCGCCCGCGTGATCATTGCCGGAAACCGCGTCGTTGCAATCCCCGAGAAGGCTCAGGCTGTCGTCGGCGTGTTCTCCATGGGCAACATGCGCGACGTCGCCCTTGAGTACCTAGGCAAGGCTGACCGCGTCAACGCCTACGAGGTTCAGTACCTCAACGCGGAGACTGGCTACGAGGCCGACTGGCAGCGCCGATATGACGCGGCGGCGATCTTCACCAACGGTGACCCCGTCGTTAAGCGTTCCTCGCAAGCGTACGGCGTCACGCGCGCGATTCAGGCGGCGCGGCTCTGTCAGCGAGAGATCAACCGAGCGTCTCTCATCAGGCGCCGAATCGAGTTCACGGCAGGGCCCGAGGCGCTACACCTACTCCCCCTCGACGTGGTCACGATCCAGCACGACGCCACCGGGAGCGGTCGATCCGGTCTCGTCGTCTCGTCAACGAATCTGACGGTCAAGACGAACGTCACCATCCCAAGCCTGCCAGCAGGCGCGAAGGTGGTAGTTCGAACCTACTCCGCATCGCTTGGGTACGACATCGTGCAAGAACGCACGGTAACCGCGACGTCGGCGGCGACTGACGGCAGCGTCTTGACAGTGTCAAGCGCGTGGACGGTGAATCCTGCCGCAGGTGATCCCATCGTGTTCGGGAGCGACGGATCTGCCTACCCGTGGCCCAAAAAGTTCGTCATTCAAAGCCTCTCGCTGACCGAGGACCTCAAGCGTCGCATCGTCGCCGAGGAGTACGACGTAGACCTCTACGATGACGACCCGGGCGAGGTTGAGTCCTTCACCGACACAATGCCCGACCCGAGGGCGATGCCGTCCGCCGTGTCCAACGTGCGGGCATCGTCAGAGTACATCGTCGGATGTCGCGACGGTTGCCCGATCTCGCGTCTCCGCATTGAATGGGACACCGAAAATCGCTGGCAACGTGCCGACGTATGGCTTGCCGTAGGCACCACGAACGTCTCGGGTACCTACGCGTGGGAATATGCGGGGCGCGCAGATAGCCACCTCACCATCGAGGTACCGGTTCGCACTCCATACGTCGTCTCCGTCGTGGCCGTGGCGCCAGCCGGAACGCGCCAGACGCCCGAAGCTGGCACCCTGTTCTACGGCTTTGCCGACGGATCTCCGGGGCGCCCGACCGCTCCCACAGCCCTCGCCGCATCGACCGCCGATCTCACGCTCACGCTCGAAGCAACGCCGCCGTCAAGCCTTGACAACGTCGGAACCTACGAGTTCCGGTACGGTGCGACGTGGGCGGGTTCGATCCTCCTCGGGCGGTCGCCGACAGGGCGGCTTTCTGTCCCCTGCCCGTTCGATCAAGCGTCAACGGTTCGATGCCGAACGATCTCGCCCGATGGCTTGCCGTCCCTCTCCGAGGCGACCGCCACCGTTACACCCGTTGTCGCGTCGTCGACATATACCGTGGCTCAGACCGTCACCGATACCACCACCTACCCGGGCACCAAGACCAACACCGCCGTCTCGTCGTCCAACCTCGTCCTAAGCGGGTCCAACCTCACAGGCACCTACGAAGCATCGCACCTCACGACGACG